AGTGGTGATATTTTCACCGGGGGGAATATTTCAAATGACCCCCATATTCTCAGCGAAGACGGTTCTATAAATCTTTCTGGTGGTAAATTTCGTTTGGATACCACTGGACTCGTGGTAGCTTGTAGCGGCGACACCACGGTAGGAAACGGTCTCGCCAGCATCGTTGGATACGCAAACCAGAGCGCAAGCGCCAACATCACCACCACGAATCTTTTTACGCCCCCCGTCGATGGAATGTATGAAGCATCTGTAGTTCAGCTTGTGACCAGTCACGGAACTTCTGGAACGCTTGATACCACACTTGGATGGACTGACGAAGTAGGGGCTGTTACGGCTACCGTGCCAGGTTCACTCTCACTCGGGGCCAATGGCCGCAGCCAAGGGTCCGTGGTTTTTTCCGCCACAGCAGGCCACGCTATTAGTTTCTCCACCGCACTCGGCGCACAAGTGGGGGCCGTCACGTATCGCGTGAAAATTGCCGTCAAACGGCTGTCGTAAAGACATAGGGGAATCCCCTATAAATCGAACCGTGAAAATCCCTCTTGACTGGGGGACCAGTTCGTTCTATTGTGGTCGTATGAACGTGGTGAATTATTTGCGGGTGTCAAGTCTCGGGCAAAAAGATGGCGACGGATTCGAGCGTCAGGCTGATGCCTTGAAACGCTTTTGCGACGCCCACTCTCTGACGAGGGTCACAGCTTTTCACGAGAGTTGCACCGGCACGTCTGACGCCGTGGACCGGCCCCAGTTCGCGAAGATGATGGAATTCATCGCACAACGAAACGTCGAAGACCCAGCTGTGCGAAACCCAATTAAGGCAATTGTAGTCGAGCGCATGGACCGGCTGGCCCGCGACCTGATGGTGTCCGAGATGCTTTTGAAATCCGTCCGCGAGTGCGGCTTGCAGGTGTTCAGCGCTGACCAGGGCGCGATTACTGACATGGCATCCGACGGCGGCGACCCAACACGGGTTTTGGTCCGGCAGCTAATGGGCGCGATTGCCCAATGGGAAAAGTCAGTGCTCGTGAAGAAGCTGAAGTTGGCGCGGGACCGTATCAAGGCGTCCGGCAAGCATTGCGAGGGCACAAAACCTTATGGAAGCATGGCCGGTGAAATCGGGTTTCTGAAACTGATGCTCCAATGGTTCTACGCAGAGGGAAAGAATTTTTCCGAAATCGCCATGTTGCTCAACAGCATGGACGCGCGCACCCGTTCGGGCAGAATTTTCAAACCGCAAAACGTGCGGATGATAATCACAAACCACAACAACAAACAGAAAGCAAAATCATAATGGACCTTATTTTCACATACGAAGCCGCGCCCAAGTGCAGCAGGCTCAGCAAAGTAATCGAAGAGACCCAGGCGCGCCGCCGGGACGAGGCCAAGCTGCGGCTGGCCCGAATTCAGAACGGCAAAGAGCCGGGCTACGTCAAGGGCGGACGCTGCAAGGGAAAGTGATTTTATGGTGGGAAGTAAACAGGCTAGTTTTGCGCAAAGCGAATCTGCGAAAATCCGGTCAAGGAGTAAAGGCCGGTTCCCCGCCACCAATTTTTTTTTCGTGGGCAGACAGAGACCCGTCACGGTGCTGCAATGCGGGGGAGTCTTATGGGAAGGTTCCGGCATTAGACACCGGGACTATTAACCACCCTGGCGGGTTTCTTTCTGCTCACAATTTAACGGGGGGTCGTCCAAAATCTAGGACACCGGGCCGTAGGCCCGTGAATGCGAAGGTGAAGTCTCGCACCCCCGACCAATTAAAAGGCTGCCAGAAGCAGCCCCCAATCGGAAGTCACCGTTATGACGTAGGAAATGGAGGGTCTTATGAAGTAGTCGTTTAAACGTTTCAATTGTTTATCGTGTCATTTTGGACTGGGGAACACCCCGGTCCCTAGAGGCCGAGGCGAAGTAGGTTTACCAACCATCTAAGTTTCCGGCCTCTTTTGTTTTCCCACATAGCGCCCGGCACGCGCACTCTTTGTTAGACTGCGGGGTAGAGAAGCGGCATCTCGTTTGGCTCATAACCAAAAGACCGTGGGTTCAATTCCCACCCCCGCTACCAAATCTCATGAATGTCTATACTTACTTCGACAGCAGCGAGCACGCGGACAGCAATCAACCGATGCTGTTGCGACTCTGGGCGCGCTCGTGGACCGCGCGCGGCTGGGACCCGAGAATCCTGACGGTGCGCAACGCAGAGAGCCACCGATTTTTTCACACGCTCTCCCGAGACCCCCGTGAGTTGCCCCGGCTGGCCCAAGAGATGGCCAAGGTCAAATGGCTGTGCCCGATGTCTGTCATGAATTTTGGATTGACGCCCTCGCAATACAAGCGAAAGGGTATGCCGCTGCTCCGGCACTTCCATGAAGTCGGATGGGACAGCGCGCCTCTCGTGGACTTTCCCAACGTGCATGACGCGAGCATAATCGAGCAATGCGGTCGCCCGCTCTAACACCGTGCTGCCCCCAGGTCCAGAGAAGGTGTTAGCCGCTGAAGTGGCCCGGCTCGTCCACTCGGAACGAAAGCGTGATGCGGCGATGGCAATCGCCGACGCGTGTAAAATTCCTCTCAAACTCACCGACGACAACCCGGCGAAGTATGTCCCGGTGTTGCAGAATTATCTTCACATCCTGTTAGAGTCCGACGCCGCCGAAGAGGCAGCGCAAATGCTTTGGACACCCAGCCTTTTCAGCCCGGAGCCGCAATCAACCAAGGATATTTGGAAGTTGTATTCCGACAGCAACCAGGGGCTTATCATGGGCGCGGGAAGCATGAGCAAATCATACAGTCTCGGCGTCCGCCTGTTCTTGGAATACTGCCGTGACCCGGAATACACTGCCGTGCGCGTAATCGGCCCGAGTGAAGACCATTTGGAGACGAATCTTTTTTCGCATCTCGTCCGGTTGCACGGAATGGCTACCCTGCCAATGCCGGGAGAAATCGGGGAACTGTTCATTGGAAAGTCCCGTCGAAATCAGGTTGGCGCAATCAAAGGGTTGGTGATTCCCGTGGGCAAGACAAAAAAGGCCGGGCGCATTCAGGGAACAAAAAGAGTCCCGAGGCCCGTCCCGCATTACAAATTTGGACCACTGACCCGGCTGTTTATTTTCATTGATGAAATCGAGAACGTGCCCGCGGGCGTCTGGGGCGACATTGACAACGTGCTGAGCCAAGTGGAGTCGGAAGGAAAAGTCGGCGGGTTCAAAATCTTCGGCGCATATAATCCCCGCAACCAGAGGGACGAAGTGGGCCAGCGCGCAGAGCCGCCGTTCGGGTGGGAGACATTTGACATCGACAAACATTTTCGGTGGAAGTCCGTGCGCGGGTGGGACGTGCTCCGGCTCGACGGCGAACGTTCTGAGAACGTTGTGTCGGACAAGATAATTTATTCCGGGTTGCAGACTCGCGCCGGTTTGGAAGCAATCGCGCTTAACGCTGGCGGGCGAAATAGCCCAGGCTACTATACGATGGGGCGGGGTGCATATCCGCCACAAGGCGTTGAGTTGGCGGTCATCCCGCCGGGCATGTTGCAGCGAATGCGCGGAGAATTCATCTGGCTGGACAAACCGGTGCCCGTCGCCGCGTGCGACTTGGCGCTGGAAGGCGGCGCTGGCTCTGTCTATACACTAGGACTCTGGGGACAAGCGACGGGCATTAAGTGGCCCCCGTCGATAGAATTTCCGCATGGGCAAACAGTAATTTTTCGGGACAGCAGCGCCAGCCGGACAGTCACGCGCTGGGGCCTGCAAGCGAACCAGCAGTTCATTCTGCCTAAAGGCGATACGGTAGCCATGGCCCGCAAGCTTATTGAAGTGAACAAGCGGGCGGGGGTCAAACCTGAGTATTTCTCGTGCGACCGAACGGGCAACGGTTCGGGTGTGGCAGACTTGATGAAAAACGATTGGTCTGCGGCCATTCATGACATCAACTATTCTAACAGTCCAAGCGACACTAAGATGATGACGGAAGACAGCAAGACATGCGCGGAAGAGTTCGAGCGCATTTGTTGTGAGTTGTGGTTCGGGTTGCGCAGCTATGGGGAGTTTGGCTACCTGCTTCTGCACCCGCAGATGAATCTGGAAAAACTCGCCATTCAGGTGACTCAACGAAAGTTCAAGTCGTCTGGAAAAAAGAAAAAGGTTGAGAGCAAGAAAGACTATATCAGCCGGGGGCATGAGTCGCCGGATGACGCGGACAGTCTGTGTCTTTTCGTGTTCGCCGGGCGAAAAGGTTCTGGGATAATTCTCAGCATGAAGGGCGACGATACCGGCATCCCCGGCTTGGAAGAATTTGACGGGTGGGCCGATGAACGTGTGCTGCGCGGCGGCTCTTATGTGGATTTCACTAACAGGACCGATTACCTTGAAGGCGGGGGAGAACCAATAATGTGAAAAAGCGAATCAATGTAAATTTGTATCCTCGCGAGGGATATTTCTTCAAAGAATCCGACGGAGCGATTATTCGTTCCGACAGCTGGCCAAAGGTGATGGCGAAAGTCCAGGCGTATCGCAAGTCCGCTGGGTATTCCATTGGCGACGTGGAGTCCGAAGTTGCCCAGCAGGCGTGCGCGCGAAACCCGGCGCACTGCGCGACTATAAACGACGCGACGGAGCGGCAGACGCTTATCACGAGCCTCAAGACCCGCATACTCAAATATATGTCTTTTCTCCGTGGGCTTGGCCCGCGAATTCCATGGGTGGACGCCGCTGCCGCCGCACGCCGGGCGAGCATCTGCGCAAGCTGCCCGCACAACACGCCGCTGCCGGAAGGGTGCGGCTCGTGCCGGGCCGCGCTGAAAGCCTTGCGGGATGAAGTTCTTGGACGGGGGCGCGCCCAAGACCGGCGAGTGAATGGATGCGCTATTCTCGGGGAAGACCTGCCGACGAGCGTGCATGTTGACCATGATGTCGTGGAGAACGACCAACTGCCAGATTTTTGCTGGCGAAAGCGGAGACCCCCTGTATGAAGTTCCCGAATGTGTTCAGATTTTTCCTCGCGGGCCTGCGGACGGGCTATGCCAAACTTCGCGGATACCGTGTTCTCGTGAACGAAGAAGAGGAACAGCACCGCTGGCGGCGCTGTGAAATTTGTCCGCACCGAATTAACGGGCCGGAACTGATTGGGGACCAGTGCGCGCTTTGCACCTGTTTACTCGATGCCAAATTGCTTTTGACAATGGAGAAGTGCCCGGATGGGCGTTGGAAACGCATCTGGCGGAAATCACCGAACTAGCACACTGTTTAAAGACGACGCGCTATGCCAATCGACCAAAGCTATCAAACCGCCGGAACCCTTAACCCGCAAGGCGGTTTAATCAATTCCCCTAATATCTCTGAGCAGGGGGTGCCGGAGCAGCGGTCAATCACCGACATCGGAATGGCGCGCAACGTGACTAGGACTATCATCCAGGCGAACCGACAGCGCCAAGTAGTCAACAGCCGGATTCTCGCCAAGTATAACGCGGAGCGTCCCCACGACAGCGCCCGGCTCGAAGCCGAGGGACTCGGGTGGAAACAGAATTTTACAACCAAGCCGCTGCCTCTGTGGATTGAAAAAGTCGCGCCGCGGTTCTGCGAAGCTGTGAACGGGTTGAAGTATTTGACCGACGCAACGCTGTCCAACAAGTGGGAAAAGGCGACGGAGAAGTCCGAGAAGTATCGCGACATAATCACCAAGACAATTCGCAACCGCCCCGGCTGGCGTTCGCTTCTCGAAGACCTTTCTTTCGACAATGCTCTCTTCGGCCACACGGTCATCGGCTGGCTAGACGAATTTACGTGGTTCCCGAAGGTTTTCGTCCAGTCTGAGAATTTTCTCCCTGACGGTTGCAAACAGTTCGCGGCCAACGCGCAATTCGTCGTGCTCAAAGAGATGTATCTTCCGCACGAGTTGTTCGCTGAAATCAAGGACCGGGAAACTGCCACGGCGCTTGGTTGGAACATCGCCAACACGACTCAGGCAATCAATACCGCCAGCCCGGCTCAGATTCGAGACCTGTTGAATATCGGCGGGACAATCGAAACGTGGTATCAGAACGCCATCCGGGAGCTAACAATTGGTGTGAGCTATATGGCGGGGGCTTCAGTCAATACTGTTTATACACTGCTTGTGCGCGAAGTAACCGGCAAGGTGAGCCACTACCGAATGGCTGGGTCCGAGATGCTCGAAATTTTCACCAAGGAGGACCGGTTTCCCAGCATGGAAGACTGCCTGGCTTTCTACGCTTTTCAAAAGGGCAACAGCACCATGCACGGGAGCAAAGGCATTGGCCGCGACCTGTATGAACTGGCCGGGATGATTGACCGGACGCGCAACGAAGTCGTGGACCGTTCTATTTTGTCGGGAAAAGCCATTATCCAGGGCGACGTGAAGCGGCTGCACACTTTTAAAATGTCGGTCATCGGCAGCATGGTCATCCTCCCGGATAACTGGAAAGTTCTCGAACAAAAAATTGACGGCAACATTGAGCCGTTTCTCAAACTCGACGCTTATCTCAGCCTTCTCGCCGACCAGCTAATCGGCAATACCAGCCCCCGGCAGTTCGGCGGCGAGCGAACCACAAAAGCCGAAGTGGACCTTTTCGCGGCCCGCGAAGAAGAGAGCAAGGATGTTCGGATT